GGATTACTTAATGGCTAGAGATAACGCTGTTGAATATAGTATTGACCAAGCTCAACGGATGTTTGGTAAAGGGGTCGAGGTTATTGGTCGTGCCGCTGGTATTGAATCTATTTTCAACTACGGACAAGAGATAGTCAAACAACAAGACGAGGATATACGTCTTGGACAATACAAACCACAATATACAGTCGGGCTTCGTGAAGCCTACAATCAAGGTGGTATTGATGATGGTATTGGTTGGTTACTAGAAAAAACTGGTGAGAACGTAGCAAGTGGTGGTGCAGCTTTAGTCGGTGGATTAGCGTCTGCTTTAACGGCTCCGTTTAGTGTGCCTGCTGCAGCCTTGATCGGTGGAGCGACACTCGTTGGTTCGGGCATCATGGGCACTGGTGAAACTGCCGAGGAAATGGAACAGAAAACTGGTGACTACAACGAAGCAGTCGCCATCGGTGCAGGAACCATTATTGGTATCTTAGATAGATTTGGTGCTGGAAAAGTGATTCCAAAAGATGAACTTCTATCCATGACAGGAAAGCAGTTAATCAAAGCTTTAGGTGCAGAAGGTAAAACAGATGCTGCCAAAGAAATAGGAAAACGAATTGGTAAGTCGATAGCTTTTGAGGGTGCAACAGAAGGTGTACAAGAGGGAGTTGTTATGGGAGCCACTGGTCTAACTGGTGGTGAATATACTGGACTTGAGGTTGCCGATAGAATTTTAGAAGGAACTCTTTTAGGTAGCACAATGGGTGGTGCGACAACTGGTGGTATTGAAGCCTTGCGTCAAGGACCGGGAGTCGTGAATCAAATACAAGATATTATGTCGGGACCTGGGCCTGGGGGTCTTACTCCACAGATGGCTATGGCAGGAGCACAACTTAGTCCAGACCGAGCACAGATGTCTTTAATACCAGACGTACCAAAGACAAGTGCTGAAATATTAATGAGTGAAAAAGCTGGAGATGAAACTGGAGGAGGTACCCCGGTAGACCCAGTTATGACAGAGGATCCAGATAAACTAACAAGAGATCCCGATGACAATATAGCCATGACTGATGGTGGCAGACACTTTTCAAGATTAGCTCTAAGATTACAACAACTTCCATTTGATGCAGAAGGTTTGACGGGTAGACAAGTTCTTCAAGAGTTAGGTGTTGTTGGAGAGCAAGACAATAAAATGCCATCGAATGAAAAGAAAAGAGACTACATAGGATCAATAACTGAAGTAAGAAATGTTGATACGGGTATTCCTCGTGTAAAAACCACAATGAAAAAAGGTCTTTCAAAAGAAGACAAAGACAGATTTATCGCAGCCAAAAAAGCAGGAGAAGTCCCACCCGCCGATTTAGTTGAAACTATTTCTGTTTTAGACAGCGAAGGAAATCCAGCCACTATTAAAGGACCGTCTCCAACATTTACATTTAATAAACAAGACGGAAGAATAGCATCGAATAAAGGTGGAGACTTATATCAATCTGGATTAGAAGACTTCTTGTATAAAAATTTAGACAATAAACTTTCTAAAGATGAATTATTAAATGAATATAAAGCATATAGACCAGAAATAAATACAAGACTTCTTTTAGGTAGTCGAGGAGAAAGAGCCCACGGAACATATGCTGGTGGTAGTTTAGAATATTTACAAAGAATTGAACAACTGATTGAAGGCTACACTGAAACTAGAGCTCCAAATACACCTGATAAAAAATTTGATACTAGCTATGATGACTTCGGTATTGTTCAATATACACCAAATCAAAGAATGCTTTTAGGACGTACTAAGTTTCCTTTTCCAACTAAAAAACAAGACGAAGAATTTCGAAGAAAACACACAGATTCTATAACAAGAGCAAGACAAGCAATAGAGTCTGATGACTCTACTAATGATGATCCTACTCAAGACGAGATTGATGCATGGCTTTTGAAGAATGAGCCTAGTACAGTAGCAGAGCTTGATTCTTTAGCACAACAGTTAGGCTATAATGATCCCTTCGGACAAACGCTTGATCGAAAAACGGAAGGTGTTCCAGGCCATAGATATTACGAGACTGAATCTATTCAAGTTGATGATGACGAAACGGGAAATCCAGTAATAGATCCTAAAAAAGGTGAACCTACCGCACAAGGTCATACTAGAGGAGGAGTTGTTAAAGATGCCATAGATGGTAAATTCTATGCACAAGCTTCTGAAACACAAAGTGATAATCAAAGATCATATGAAAAAGAACTAGATAAGGTTTTACCAGAGCCAGGAGCGTGGTCTTATGAAAATTCTAGTGGAAATAGAAAAGCCTTAACACCTAGTGATATGAGAACTCTCGATGAGGCAAAAGGTGCTACAATAGATGCTAAACCAGAGGACTCTCTTGTTACTTATGAAGAAGAAAAGAAAGCACTTAAAGACGCTTCAAATTTAGGTTTTGAAAATGTCAATTTGGAACAAGAAAGATTAGACGGATATCTACAAGAGAAGAATAAATTAGAAAATTTAAAATTTGTTCAAGATAGAATTGAAGGATTAGAAGAACAAGAGTACGAGTTTACAAAAGAATTCTTACCTAAGTTTTTTAAAAGTTTAAATAAAAAAGTTGAATTTAATATTGAAACCCAAAAAAATTTACAAGGTGGTGGCACAGGAGTTCCAAAATTCATAGAAACTGCTAGAGAAAGAGCAAGAGAAGCAATAAGAGCTGATAGAGGTGAGTTTTTATTTGATGACTCCACTAACAATGAGCCTACTGAAAGAGAGCTTGACAATTATATTTCGAAGAATGAGCCGTTGTTGATGCAGAGTTTAGATTATCATAATGAAAAAATCAAACAAAGTGAGTATTTAAGACTTATTAGAAACCTTAAAGACGAGTTTTATGAATATGGTGTTTCTGGAGGAGATATTTCTAAATATAATGATATGTTGAAAAACAGAAGAGCCTTAAATAGTAGTATTTTAGATTTAAAATTGCGTAATAGTACTAGCATGACTAGAACGGGCGTACTAAAAAAGTTCAATCCTGTTTACACATTTTTAGATGGTGTGCCTTCTTTTATGCCGGGATATGCTGAAAATAAGTTATTACGAGACTCTGGTGGTCTTCAAGGTGAGGAACCGATTCATACTTACTATGGACAAGAACTTCTTGTGGATCCAGAAGAAACTGGCACACTGCCAGACGAACCCGTATTTGGTTCTCAACCTCATCCACTATTTTTAAGTAATCATATGATGTATGGACCCGATACTATTTTGATACCTAAAGCAAGTCACAATGGAAGGTACTATTCAACAGATGATTTTAAAAGAAATGATTTTGAAGCTGTAATGGATTTTCTTACAACAGAGATAAAAGAAGATGGGTTTGATGATAGACTTACAAAAAGAAAAATAGCAGAAATAGTACAAACCTCAGATTTTCAAGATTCTGGAAAAGAAAATGGAATTGTATGGAAAAGAAGAAAAGATATAAAGCCAAACAATATTAAACCAACTACGTCAGAACTACGAGATTTTGCAGAGCATACTCAAAACATAGATAGCTTTATTTTAACGGCTTTAAGTAGAAATATAAAACCTTCTGAAATTTATCCTATGGTACAGAATATAATTACAAAAGAAGTTTTAAATAGACAAGCAGCTAATATTATAGCAAGAAAAACTGCTAATGAGATTAGACGAAAGCATAAAAATGAAATAGATCAAATAAATTTCAGAGATGATGGGTATGAGGATACTCTTGGTAGTTTTATTGAAAATTCTGAACTAGTTCGAGACATGCTTTCAAATAAAGCTAAAGATACGGCGGCAAAGACACATAAAAAATTAATGGATAAATATACAAAAGAGTTAGGTTTTGTTCCAGTGTTTGCACCAGAAACAGTTGATTTTGGTGCGAGTTCTTTTCCCTTTGTAGATGGAAGTGATGCAGGAGATACTCCATTTACTAATAGAGAAGATAGATTAAATTCTATAAGAACTAATATAGCAAAAAACTTTAATTTGGACATGATAGATGCAGCTGAGCTTAATCTTGGTGCTGATGCTCAAAGCTTTTCAGCCATATCAAATTTCACTCCTAATATATTTGAACAAATAGTAGCACAACAAATGTTACAAAGGTCATATGACGGACAAGCACTTAACTCTGCAAATAAAGATATAGCCAACTCTATTAAATTTCTAGAAGGATTTAAAAAAGAATCAGTACAAGCTTTGGAGGCTTTAAATTCTTTTGACCCCGCAGGTAAAGAATTAGCAAGAAGGCTTTCTTTGATATCAGGGGATATTGGTAATGTGGATCCACAACAAATTAGAGAACTAATCAAAGATATAAATTCTGGCAGTATTAATTTTAGAACACCCGCTTTTGGAGAAAGTTCTTCAGCCGATAGATTTAGCTATAGAAACTTAATACATTATGCTATGAATGAAATACCTAATCCTATAACTGGAGAAAAAGGTTTAGATGGAATTGTAATACCTCATAGAAAAGATATGTATGAAGTTCCTGGCGGTAGAGGTGGTAATATTGATACATTTGGTATTAATAAATACGAAGCGATACCTAAAAAAGTATTGGAAGAAATAGCTAAAGAAACGGGATCGACTATTGAATATGATTATCCTATGCAATACAAAGGCAAGTCTGGTAAAGTGTATCCTTCAAAGAGACCCGTTACTAAATTAATATTTAATAAAGACTTCAAGGGTAAAGCAATTGCTCAATATAAAAAAGGTGGTATATTTGAGAAGTTTAGAAAGGTAAGTTAATGGCAATAGAACCAAGACAAATAGCAGGCATGGTAGAAGAGTCAATGGGAGCAGGGGGATCGATGATGCCCGAAGAAGATAGTCTAGCCATTGAATTAGATGACAGTCAAGACGTATTACCAGAAGGTATTGAACTAGCAGATGAAGAGGCAGTAGAAGTTGAAACCGAAGAATATAGACATGATGCCAATCTCGCAGAGGTTCTTGACGATGACATTCTTGGAGAACTATCATCTGATATACAAGCTAAAGTTCGTGAGGACTTAGAGTCCAGAGAAGATTGGGAAGAAGCTATATCAAAAGGATTAGGGTTACTTGGTATAAATTACGAAGATCGAAGTGAACCCTTCTTAGGAGCAAGTGGTGTAACACATCCTTTACTGTCTGAAGCCGTAACACAGTTTCAAGCACAGTCTTACAAAGAGATGTTACCAAGTGGAGGACCTGTAAAGACTCAAGTTCTTGGGACACCAACACAAGAAACTGAAGCACAAGCTCAGCGTGTAGAAGATTTCATGAATTATCAGATTACTGAAATCATGGAAGAGTATGACCCAGACACAGATCAAATGCTATTTTATTTGCCTTTGACGGGTTCTACATTTAAAAAGATTTACTTTGATGAAACCAAACAGAGAGCCGTTTCTAAGTTTGTTCCAGCAGAAGATATGGTTGTTCCGTATTCAGCTTCTGATTTAAGAACAGCTGAAAGGGTTACACATGTAGTTAGAATGACATATAATGATATTCGTAAACTACAAATAGCAGGAGTATACAAAGATGTTGAACTATCTGAAACAAATGATGGTGAAGACGAAGGAGCTATCCAAGAGCGTGCTGATGAGTTGTTGGGATTACGTCCAAACTATTCTGATGACACTTATACCTTGTTGGAATGCCACATGGACTTGGATTTGGAAGGTTTTGAAGACAAGGATATGGAGGGGAATTCTTCGGGTATTATGTTGCCTTATATTGTCACCCTTGATCAAAGTTCTGGAAAAGTGCTATCGATTTCTAGAAACTTTAGAGAACAAGACCCATTAAAAAGAAAAAGACAATATTTTGCTCATTTCAAATTTTTACCAGGATTTGGATTTTATGGTCTTGGCTTATTGCACACAATCGGTGGTCTGTCTCGTGCAGCCACATCAATTTTAAGGCAGTTAATTGATGCAGGTACGCTCTCTAATCTTCCGGCTGGCTTTAAATCTCGTGGTGTTCGCATTCGTAATGATGATGAGCCTCTTAATCCTGGGGAGTTTAGGGACATCGATGTCCCAGGCGGAGATCTCAAGAACTCAATCATCCCATTGCCA